CAATTAGCGAATCTGGATGGTCGGCAGACTTACCGTAAACACTAGAGCCCCATTCAAATTCAATGTACTGTTCTTTACTTGACTTTCTAACAGTAGCTAAATTTTGTTTTATAACCATGTCCTCGTAAATGATTCTAAAAATCTTTTCTGAAGTTCCATAGTTAGGAGCAACTACCCATACACGTTTATTGGGTTGAGTTAGTAATATTTGAGCCTCTCTTGCAGACGAAAATGATTTACCCCATCGACGACCACAACACGCTACAGTAAATCTTGCACCTTCTGGATTTGTATTATAGTCATAATCTCCATTAGGCGGATAGTGCATTTTTAGTTGTCCAGAATGAGGGCTATAGTCTACAAATTGAAACCATTTATCTTTATAGCTTTCTAAATTCATAAAAAATACCAAAATATAATGTTTTATATTAACATAAATTTTATTAATATAACATAACTAATTTTAGGAGAATTTAAGCAGATGGCTGAAGAAAATAGCGTATCAGTAGATACAAACAACTCCCCGGACCGGACGGTCGACACGCAAAACCAGAGTGAAACGCGTGACTATGAATCATCGTATACTCAAGAAGTAGAAAACGCAAAGCGACTACGTAAGAGAGCACAAGTAGCAGAACAGAAAATAGCTGACTTTGAATCCAAAGCAAAAGTTGCTAAGGATAAAAAATTAAAAGAAGCTGGCGAATTTGAGAAACTACTAGCAGAACGTGATGCGCATATTGCAAAAATGGAATCTCAGTTCAACGAGGCTAATGAGATTATTAGTAGCGAAAAGCAAACTTTGCTTGAGAGTTTTCCAGAAGAGGATAGAGGTGATTTTGAGAACTTGAATTTGACTCAACTGAGAAAAATTCATAATAAATTAAATGTAAATCGACCAAAGAATCCTATTAGTCAAAAAAGTACCGTTCATAATCCACTAAACAATAAAAGTTATGCAGATATGGACGAGACTGAACGTAAAGAGTATCATAAACTAATGGTTTCTGGGTCGCTAAAAAGATAACCGCTCTGACTCAGCTCCTAAGCTGACAAGAGCATAATAGTTTAGGAGAAACAATGAAATTATTAAATAATATCCAAGGGTGGGTAAATGGCGGTTTTGCCGGCAACCATCTAATGGAAATAACCGCAAATAGCATCTATACCGGTGGTGCGATGTCCGGTGTAACAGACTCACATGATGTGTTTGTCCCAGAAGTATGGGGACCAGCCATCGAACTTGCTTTCAAAGAAAAACTTGTTATCGCTCAATTAGCAAATGATATATCTTCTGCTGTATCTAGTGGCGGTGATAAAGTAAGAATGCCACAAATTGACACAATCGCATCTGGTGATAAGAATGCTGAAGAAGCAATCACTTGGGGAACAAGTGCTGGCGTTCAAACAGACCTAGAACTAGAAATAACCAAGCATACTTATTCTGCTTGTATGATTGAAGATATTCTTAGTGTAACATCTAGTTATGATTTAATGAATATTTATGCTAGAGAGCTTGGTTATTCTCTGGCTAAATCAATAGATGAATATCTTGAGAGTCTACTTCTAGCATCTTGTAAAGGCGCTGGTGGTGGAATCAATGGAATCGCATTAAGTAATGATTTAGGTAATGTTGCAGATTTCGATACAATTTTAAGTACGGTTTTGGTTGAAGACCAAGAAGTATCAAATTGGAATCTAGTATTACACCCAACTACTTTTGCAAATCTTGCTAATTTAGCACAGCTTGCGTACGGTACAAGTGG